CGGCACCATATTTAATAGTTGCGTCCGTAGGTACGGTAATAGTCGAAGCGGAAGCGTACGTCCAAGATTCACCGGAAGCGGTAAATCCTAAATCCGGAATACCGAAAGCGTTAGCTATAGTAATCTTCTTAGCTATATTAGCGGAACTATCTAGTACGACGAGATAATCGTCGGAAGCTAGCGTCGTTAGTTCTGTTAGTGCGGATATTCTACCCATTTTTAGGACTCCTTATTCTTATTATACATTAACTTGGCTCGGCAGGGTTATTTACATTTTCTAGTACTTCGAGGTTACGCTTAATATCCTCGACTCGCTTATTTACTCTCGGTACGTTATAGGTTAGGGCTAAAGGCATTTTATCCGGAGAGTAGTCTTTCGATACGCTCTGAACGACGATAGCGTCGGTTAGAGTGCCGAAGCCTATAAACCCGACCATTTCGCCGACCGCTACGTCTTCTAGATAGAAAGTACCGTCCTCGGTAATAGTTACCTCTCCAGCGTAGAGAGCGTCTCGGAGTTGGTCTATATCGGACTGAGAAAGAATAACCGCCGTTGAGCTAGAGGTAACTCGATTATCTGATTTCTTAGCTAGACCTCTACGAGTACCGGCTTGCGGAGTCTCTCTCGTTCGCTTAAATAGAGCCGGAGTACCGCCTCCGGAGAATAGAACGTCGTTAACTACTCTCTCGATAGTCTTTACGATTTTACCGGATACTACAGTCTGCCCTTTACGAAGCCACCTATCCGGAATAGCGGACTGCTCTCGTAAGTAAATCGTATCTGTACCGAAGTCGTAGTAGTAATACCAATTAGCCGGACAAAGTTCGAGGACTTTTTCGATAGCTTCTTTAATCGTATTAGTCTGGAACGTATAGCTAACGAGGGTTTCGGTAACTTGGATAGAATCGGCGGTATAGTTAATCTCTGCTCCTCGGCTTCGAGCGAAGTCGACGATAGAGCGTAGGATTTGGCTCGGGTCTTTCGATAAGAAAGGTACGGTCGTATCTGCTCCGGCTTCGTAGAGAATAAAAGCTATATCGCTTCCGGTATCGTTTACGAGTCCGGTATCGTTGGTATTATAGTAAACCGAACCGTCGCCGTAAGCCGTAGAGGTATAGAAGTTTAGCGGATAGGTAGGATTACCACCGGTCTTAGACTCCGGAGTATCGAATACAAAGTGATACGTACCGATAGGAAGCGTTATCGGGCTATCGAAAGTAACGTCTAAATAAGGTACAGGGAAGCTTCTATTAACGGAACTACTACCGCTACCGTAAGTAGTTGTAGGACTTGTCGGAGTACCGCCGACTATCGTTACGGTAAAGTCTACGTCGATATACCAACCGGCGTAAGGGTAAAGTCGTACCTTAGATACTACTTTTTGTGCGGCCATACTAAAGGTTTGAGCTAAATAGAAGTAATCCGTCGGACCACCTCCGGCGATTCCGTAGCTTCCGCCGTTAAGAGTCGAGTTTGTAATATACGGCGTATCCTCGGTCTCTAAAATAATATTATTTAGGTCTTGAGAGTAGGAACGAACCTCCGAACTAATAGAAGTACCGTCTAACGGTAGCTCCCACCTCGGAACGTAGCCTCTAAATATTGTACGACCTAGAGGATAGCCGTCTTCGACGAGTATCATACTAGCGTCTTCATTTAATATCGGGGTGTCGTCCTCGTTTAGTAACGGCTCGAACTGTCCGTAGATAGAATCTACCTCGACATTTACGTTAGTATCGAGCGTCGTACCAATACCGAGACCAGTAACCGGAGCTACGTCGATTAAGAAAGGAGAATCGTCTTCGTTAGTAAGTACTGCGTCGTCTTCGTTTAAAAGCTCCGCTACTGCCGGCTCTATAGAAAGGTCGTTACGAGCGAATCGAACCGGTAAAGCCCCTATTACGTTATTTATTTCCTGCTTATAGTTAGGGTCGCTCGTTACGTCTCGCCAGTCGCCGAGATAATCTCCGGCTTCGGAGCGAACTTTATACCTAAATCTTTTCTGCGGTAGCTCTCGATTAGGTGGGTCTATAAAGATACCACCGAAAGAGCTAGCCTCGGCGTTTATACTTACGTCCCAAGTATAGGTAACTCGGATTTTTATAGTATCTATCTGTAAGGTTTGAGTACCGCCTCCGGTAGAGTTAAACTGTTCGTCTATATCTAATTCGATACCGTCGATAACAGCGTCCGCCGGTAAGTCTAGCCCGAATCCGGTAGCTACTAGGTAGTAGGACTCCGCTCCGGAATAAATCCCGAACTCCTCCGTACCGATAGCGATAGCTACTCCGAACTTTATAGAGGAGGCTTGAGAGCCGGTAATAGACGATTCGCCCCATAAATCACTAGCTCCACCGAGGTTACTAAACGGAGTAGTATCCGTACCGGTAGCCTCGTTATTCGCTGTTTTTATTACATCGTTAATAACTAAGTGAGCGTGAGAAAGGTAAGCGAACTCTGCTCCGGCGTTTACGATACTAAAACACTGATAAAAGCCGTCGTCGTCGAATATAGTATCGGCTTCTACCCAAGCGGTCGCCCCGACGGTGTCGTCTTGAGCTACCCGAGTCGGGATAAGCCAGTCCGTTGTAAATTGCATAACGGATTAAACCTCCCCTATTACTATATCTCCGGAGTTAATCGGTAGGTTATCGGTAGCGTCTAACGCTATCGGTAAGTCGAAAGCTCCGAAGTACAATAAATTACCTCCGCTAGAAGCGTCTCTAATCCCCCAATGCGTAACCGTACAAGCTGGCATACTCGTAAAGGTCTCCGAAGTATTACTAGCCTTAGAGCCTCCCGAAGCGTTAGCGAAAGATAGTAGTTGTCTAGCGTAGCTTCCGCCAGTAACTTCCGTACCAGTATCGGCTATCGTAGGATTATCGGTATAGAGAGCTAGGTATAGGTTAGTAGGAGCGGTATAGCTAGCCTCCGCTAAAACGTGCTTGATAATAGCTTGCCTTAAATAAGTTGATTTTACAGCTATCATTAGAGCCACCTCCTATAATATTTACTAAGTATATCTACCTCTAGTGTAACAGCGTCGAACGTATATTCGAAAGTACCTCCCTCGGGAGACCATACAGGGAATAGACCGTCGCCCTCGATAACTTCGTTATTCTTATAAATAATCTCGTTAAAGGAGTCGATAGTAATAACGTCGCCGATAGCGAATATTCCAGTTACCGACATATAAGTATTCTCAATAGCGTTACCAATAGAGATAGTTACGTAGTCGTCGTCTGGGTTAATATCTACTATCGTAATCGTCGTAAGCGGTAGAGCGAAGTAAGAGCCACCTCCAATAACAGGGATATTACTAGAGGTTGTAATACCGGTTTCTTCTACTAGAGTAGTTTCGTATTCGTCTTTAGCGAAAGGGTTAGGAGCGACGAGCTGTAGATTAAACGGCATACGGCTAACGTCGGTATTCTTTCTAGCGGTCTGTAGCGACTCGACGTTTACTCTCCATACCCGATACTCTCCTCGGTAAGCTATCTTTAAATCTAATCCTCGACGGTTTACGTAGCCTTTAAGTTGGTCTAAAGCTCCGTCGGCGTTATCTTCGGTGTCGGCTTGAATATAGCCGGTTAAGTACATCTTACGGCTACCGAACTTCTCGAAGACCGCTTTCGCTCCGTCTTTACGAGCTAGCTCGAGTACGGTTACGGCTTTCGGAGGAGCGTTAAAAGCGTCGGTCTCTACTATACGAAAATAACCGGCTTGTAAATCTAGACCGTCTAATACTACTGCTCTAGCCATTTGTCGGTACTCCTTGCATAGCTAACTCGCTAATTCGATTAAATCTATCCCAAAATGCGTTACTTGCCTCGGCGTTCTCATTATGAATCGTACCATAGTTATTAAATACAATACCGTTATCTACGACTTTCGTACCGCCGGAGTTTCCGTTAGCCATAGACCGGAGGATATTTTTCGACTCTTGGTTAGAGAATACGTCCGTACCTCTAGGTAGGTTAACTATTTCTCCACCTCGACCGGCTACGTCTCCGACTACTGCCGGACCACCTTTAAAGTTTCGAACGCCGGTATAGAGAGTAGGAAGTTTCGGCATACTAAAGCCTTTACCGCCGATTCCTGGCACCCAATCCGGAGCTTTAAAGTCGAGTTTACCAACGGTACTATTCCAGAAGTTAGATATAGCGTTAAATGCCGCCTTAAAAGGAGAGGTAATCGTATTCGTTAGGCTACCCATAGCATTACCGATATTAGAGCCGATATTCCTAAAGAAGTTGATAATACCGCTTATCTTATCGGATACCCAATTATACGCCGAGACTACAGCGTCTTTTACGGATACGCCAAAACTCCATACCGCTTTACCGGCGTTAACGAACCACGTAATAACATTTACTATTACGTTTATAATCCAACCTAAGACCTCTATAACGATTTTAATTACGTTTATAAAGACGTAGATTTGAGAGATTATAACGACTCCGATAATTATTCCGAGTACCTTTAGTACCGGAAGAAGAACCGGCTCGATTAAAGCCCATAGTCTTTGTAGTGCCGGCCATAGGTCATTTACGATAGCGTCTTTAAGCGAGGTAAACGCCGGCATTAGTACCGGACCAATAACCGCCCATATCCTATTAAACGCCTCCTTAGTAGCGTCTAGCGTCTGTTGTAGCCCTCCGAAGTGTTGGATTATAAGGAATATCGCTCCGCCGATAGCGGCAATAACGGCGATTACTATAAGTCCGGTAGAGCCGATAGCGGCAATAGCCGGAATAAGTGTACCGAGAATCATTAGTAACGGACCAATAGCGGCAACTAAGCCGACGATTACGAGGATAATATTCTTTGTTTTATCGCTAAGACCGTTAAACCAGTCGAGAACCTTATTACCAATTTCGAGTATTTTATTCATTATCGGAGCGAGCTTCTCTCCTAATTGAGCCGATAGCTCTTTCATACGTTCGCCGGACATACGAGTTTTGTTAGCTAGTCCGTCGGAGGTACGAGCGAAGTCGCCTTGTGCGTTCTTCGTTTTATCCATTACGTAAGCGTATCGAAGTTGTACTAACTCGGCTTGCGACATTTCGGACATCGACTTATTTATACCCTTAGCTCGAGCGAACTCCTCTAGGTTAGTTTGCGTCATTACCACGCCGAGACCCTTTAGAGCTTCCGTCTCTCCGGTATAGATTCCGGCTAGTGCGGTCTGAGCCCTTTCGAAAGACACGTTCTTAAAGGAAGCCATATCCGCCCCGAGTTGGGTTAATCCCATAGACATTTTAGAGGCTTCTACTTGCGTTTGCCCCATACCGGTACCCATATCGCCAAATAGAGCCGTAGCGTCTAAAGCGGATTGTTGGGCTAGACCCATAGATTTAATAGAGTCTTTAGCCCACGCTTTAACCGTAGCGGATTGTTCTCCGAAAGATACGTCGACCTTATTAAGCGTCTCGTTTAAGTCCGAGAAAGCCTTTATAGATACTCCTGCGGCGGCAACAATAGGTAGCGTTAATCCGACGGTCATTTTAGAACCGACATCTTTCATCTTCGCACCCATTTTATCGAGGCGGTCGCTAAGAGAACTAAACTTCTGTTCGGCTTTATCGACGTGAGCGTTAACCTCGTCGAAAGCCTGTTTAGCCTTGTTATGAGCTTCGATTAAGATTTTTAGTTTAGCTTCGTCTGTCATATTTATATGATACCACTTTTACGACTTACTTTGATTCTCGTTATACTCGGCTTCCATCTCGAACTTTATCGAAAGTAACGTAATAAACCAAGCCGGTTGACTAACGTAATCTTGGTAAGTCCAGCTCATTAACGAACAAAGTTGTATTATCCCGAACCGGTTATCCGAGAGTTTTACTTGCTTTTTTCCGGAGAGGACTTTGTAGTACTCGTCTCTGAGCTGTTCTCTTTTTTTTCGTCTACGTCTCCGTCGACTACTTTAGCTACTTCGGCTACGACAAAGCTATAGTCTTTAGCTCGCATATTAAGGACGGCGTTAACTACGTCGTTCTCTTTACCGTCGACTGATACGACTACGACTTCTATAGAAGCGTTTTCTTGGTCAGATAGCATAGACTCGCTAAGTTTAGGAGTAAGCCTTCTACCGTCTTGGGTAGTACCTACGCCTTTAAACATCGCTCCGTCTATCTTCTGCGATTCTCGTCCGGTAATCCAAGAGCGTAGCTTAACTACGTGTCCTTTTACCGGTGTTACTATTTCGAAAGTTTCTCGGTCTTCCATTATACTGGTCTCCTTTAATTTAAATTACTAAGCGTAGTTAGTGCCGTCTTCTAGGTTAGTAAGACGAGCGGTTAGCATTTCTCCGTCGGCTTGACTATATAGAGCGGTAAAGTTTAACGTCTGCTTTAGAGGGTCGTTAGCGTCCCAACCTCGTTCGAACTCCTCGAATACTACTTCGTTTAGGTCGAAGCGAAGTTGTGGGTTATGCCCTGTACCGAGGTCTGTAGCGGTATCTACCATATCTATACGGATAGCTCGGTGCGTATTAGCGAAGACGTAAGCTCGTTGAGTGGTACTTTCGAAGTAAAGCTCGATAGTACCGGTAACGCTAAACTGCTTGTTTATGATGTCTTCCGGCTCGTTAGAACCTAAGACGTATAGAGCCTCGGCGTTCTTAGCGATTTCCATATTTACGGCGGTTACGTTAATAGCGGAAGCTCCGTCTAGACCGGCTTCGTTAGAAGCTAGTTTTAGGCTAACTTGGCTAGGAATAAACTCGACTTCGTTAGTAAACGCCGGAGTATTAGTAGCAGTACCGGACTTTTTACTAATAAGGTTTATAGTTCTCATTACGTAATCGTCGACGGCTACTTCTAGAGACCAAGAGTTTACCATACCGTAAGGGAAGCGTACGTCCTGTATATCGTCGACGTAGCCGATAGTTAGTGAGTCGTGGCTATTAGAATTAACTAGAGCGTAAGTATGGTCGTAAACGTTGCTAACGCCTCTCTCGGCTGATACCGGAGAACCGCCGAATACTCCTACGAGTTCTGCTCCTACGGAGTTAATAAAGATTTTACCGCCGTATTCGCCCTCTCCCCATAGCTTAACTATATCTGCGTCGTTATTTTCTTCGATACGACCCATAGCCGAGTCGTTCTTTACGTATTCGACTTTATCGTCGAAAGAGTAGCTTTTAACTGGTACCCAAAAAGCCGGAGCTTCGCCTGTACCTCTAGTAGATTCTACGGCGATACCTATAGCACCAGTTCGCCCGATAATTTTAGCCATTATTTAGTCTCCTTTTCTTCTTGTTTAAGATGTTTTTCTAACGCTTCTTCGGCTTCTGCTTGGGAGCTAGCCTCTACGGTAAAGTTATTTCGAGTAAAATTATAAACTTTAAGAGAGGTAGCTTTTTCTTCTACCGTATTCTCTGATTTCGATTTTTCTTCTGCTTTAGCCATTTACGTTAACTCCTATAGTTTAATGATACTATAACACGACGATTTAATATAGATTCGGCTTCTGTTGGGTACTCTCTACGTTAAAGCGAATTATACCCTCGACCGAAAAGATATTCGTACCTCGTTTTTCCACACCTAGACCGTAATCTATCTGTAATCCGTTATCGTTAATAGATATAAACAGGTTATCCCCGAGTTTCTGATTTTTTCGTAAAGCGTACGCTAAGGTATTGACTTTTAATTTAAAGTCGGGGTCTCTCGCTTCGATATATTCGTAGAGCTTATTCGTACCTCTAGTAAGGTCGAAGCTCTCGTTAAGGTCTCGAGTCCAGTCGTATATAACGGCTACGACGATAGGCTGTACGTGCCGGTCTTGCATTGTACCGTCGGATAGAACGGTCGTAGCGTCTCGGGCTACGCTAACTACCGGTAGGTCGCTCTTAGGTTGAGCGAGTACGTCTCCGTAAACGTAGTGTCCGACTAATTCCGCCGGTCCATCGGCTTCTAACATATCTATTAGAGCCTTTAGTATCGGGTCTCGGTATTCTGCTAATCCCATATTATACGTTTCCTCTCATAGCTCTTATTATATGCTCTTGGAACTCTTTTTGTATAAATTGTTGGCGGTCTCGGTCTATTTTCATCATTACACGACGAGGAAGCTTCTTACGAGGCTTGTTACTTTGGTGGTATTTAAAGTAAGGAGTCGGGTTAAATATCTCGATATAGTCCGGACCAAGGTTTTGTTTAAAGTTTCGACGCATAGCCGAGGTCTTCTCTAGTAAAGGGTGCGGTAAATTATCTTTACGAGGTACCCAACGACCGAATAACGCTCCTCTCGACGAGAAGTTCGTATCTATAGAGCCTCGAACCTCCGCTCCGATACGGAATAACGGACGTTTAAAGTTACTAATATTAGTCGGGATAGTTAGGAGCCGTCTCGATAGTTGCTTTTCGCCCTCGAGAGTTACTTTTAGCTCTATCATTTTAATCCCTCATAAAATGTTCGTCGACGGATACCGATTCGTTAAGGCTAGATAGGTCTGTATTACGAGCGAATAGATTACCGTCGCTTCGGCTCGTAGCGGTTACTCGAGAACTAGAGCCGGCAGAGTCGGAGATTTCGTTTATAAAGTCCATTAGGATAGATTTAGCGGAAGCGAGCTTCTTATAGCCGTCCTTAGAGCTTTCTTCGGTATCGGCGGATAGTCCGTAGTCTCGGATAAGTATTAAAGCTCCGGCGTATAAACGAACGAACGTCTTAACCGTAGCCGGTACGTCGGTATCTTGCCACGTCGTATAGTCTAATATGCCCTTTAGCTTACGTTGAGCCCAGTCTATAGCCTCTTTACGGTACTTATCGACCTTAGCGTCGGATAGAGCGGATTTAGCGTAAGAACCGAGTACGGTAGCCCCATTAGCCGGAGCGGAGGCTAGAGTAATAGCTCCGGTATCTACGTTTACGGCGGATACTTCTACCGCTACGTCGTTTACGTAGACGATAACGTCGCCGGATACGGAGGCTACGTCGATAGTATCATTATAGTTACGGTCGACTATAAAGGTATTCTTGGCGTAATAAACAGTATTAGAGCCGTTAGCTAGACCGGTTAATTCCTCGAACTTAACTAGGTGGTAATGTCCGGATTCTTCTCGTATATCTTGGTAAGAAGAATAATCTTTATCGCTAACGGCTGCCATACTATCTACTCCTTTTAGTTTATTAAGAAGTAGCGTCTAGGATAGCTTGGGCTACTTCGGTCTTTGTTTCTAGTTTATCAGCATTTTCGATATTAAGCTCGCTCGCTTTAGCGTTTAGCTCGTTTCGACTTAGCTTTAAAAGGTCGTCTAGGCTCGGAGCTTCCGTAGCTTCGTCGCTAACTTCTTCCGCTTCGTCGCTAGAAGTATCTTCGCTATCCGTAGCCTCTGTACTAGAGTCTTCTTCGGTGGTTTCGGTTTCGGTGGCTGGTGCGTCGCTCTCGCTTTCGCTAGCCGTCTCGCTCGGGTCTGATTCGACCTTATCCGAGACACCCTTAACTTTGAGTCTTGCGTCATCTTTAAATACCTTTACTTCCTCGTTAGTCAATTCGAGAACTTGAGGCTCGAGAACGGTAAACTGTACTCCGCCTCGGTAATAAGTTCGTTTAGCTCCGCTCTGATTAGAAGCGGTAAGGGTTACTTCGTATTTCTTAGTCTTAGCCATAAGTTTGGTCTTCTTTCTTATTAGTTTATTTAAGTAGTTAGGGAGAAGTCGCCTCCTCCCTAAACACTAACTTTAGGCTACTAGAGAACCTACAGCCTTTTGATAGAGACCGTAACCTGCGTTACCTCTCCAGTAAGTACCGTAGTAATTCTTCTTACGCATAAAGTTGCTTTCGCTACCTTCTTCGAGAGCTTCGAAAGGAATAAACTCCCTTTCCTGAACTACGAATGGCTTAATAATACCGGCTACGTTTAGCAAGTACCAGTTATTGGTATCTGCCAACCAGTCGGCTACTAAGATTCGAGCCTTGCCCTTTAGGGTGTTAGTAGCACCGCTAGAGTTAACTAGAGCTTCGAAAATAGTCTCGGCTGTAGCTTCTAGGTCGGCTGGAACTACGATAAGTAGGTCCATATTGCGATTCATTGTAGGACGACCGAAGTCATCTTTCATTTTACGCAACATCGTACGAGCTGTTTGGAAGCTAGTAGCGTCTAGAGCTACGGTTAGCTTGTTACTCTGAGTAGAGCCAGTTTCGCCGATAGGGTGGTCAGTATCAAAGAAGTACTGTCCGTCGTAACATAGACTTGTAAAACCGCCTGGAAGCAAAGTTTCGAAGACTAATTCGTCGGGGAAAGCCTTGGCTGATTCGCCGATACTCTTAGCTTGGATACCGTACTGTCCGGTTTGGTCGTCTTTGATGTCTGCGTGATTAACTTCGATAGAAGCTTCGTACTCCTCGTTAGTAATCGTATAAGTGTGCTCAAGAAGCTTTTTAGGGATTCTTTCGCCACGCATTTTACGAAGACGTGGGATACTACCAATCCAAGCGTAGTTTTCGCTACGTGCTGTACTTGGTACTTTTGTTGCGACTTCTTGCCAGTGCGTTTCTACCGAGTTATAACCCTCGAAGAAGTTGGTAAGCAAGCCTTTTGCTAATACTGATTCCATTTTAGTATGTTACCTTTCTTACCTTATTACGCTCGGTCTCGAATATCGACACGAACTTTACTTGATGATAGAACTTCAACAATACGACCGACGAGAACGTCGTTAGTAGTTGTTGCGGCTAGGTCTACAGTTTGGTTATCTGTAGCGTAGCAAAGAGTATTTACGTCTGCTTGTGCGGCACTAAAACCGGCTACGAACGTAAAGACACCGCTACGGCGAACCTTAATTGACTTATCTCCGGCGTTACCACCTGAGTTGTCTACGCTTTCGTCTGCTACACCTACTACTACTGCGTTAGCGTCGTCTCCGGCGTTAACTGCGTATCCTGCGGCGTTAATAGCGACTAGAGCACCCTCGAAAATGCTTTCAGCACCTTGGAGGAACGATAGGACTAAACCGTCTTGGCGGTCAGTACTAGCTTTTCGTTCTGTAATATCTGCCATTACTTTGTACCTTTCTTATTGTACTTACTGCTTAATGATTTGAGAGCCTCCCGAAAGACTGGGTCTTTCTCCGCTAGCTCGTCCATTTTTGCGGGGTCAGCTCCAACAGCTTTAAATCCTGCTAGTTCTGCTTCTGAAAGTGTTTCGGACGGCTTCTTATTTTCGTCGCTGTTCTGAGAAGAATCGTCGTCCTGATTCTCGTCTTCCTTATCTGAACCGTTTTCCTCGGTAGAAAACTTTACGTTTCCTGCTTCGAGTATATCAAGAACTACGGTAGCTAAGTCAATCTTTTTACCGGATTCGGTAGAAAGCTGTACTCCGGCACCTAATTTAGCAAGGGCTAGAATCTTAGCTTCTTGAGCTGGAATAACTTTACCGGCGGATAGAAGCGTATTATATCGCTCTTTAATAGCGTATTGAGCGTTTTTAAGTTGAGCCTTAGCGAGAGCCTTATCTTTATCGGCTTCCTCGTCCTCGTCCTCTTCGTCTTCTTTTTTATCGTCGTCGGCGTTTTCGCTAGAGTCGTCGTCGCTATTAGCGTCGTCGTCTTTATTCTCGTCTTCCGAGTTAGAGTCGTCTTCGTCTTCGCTAGGAGCTACAGCGTCGGAGATTTGAGTAGTAACTTCTTCGGCTACTTCCGTAGGTACGGTTACTTCTTCTCCGGCTTTTACTACTACGGATACGTCTTCGTCGCCGTCCTTATATGTAACGGTTACGTCGAACTCTTTGTCGTTTTTGATAGTTGATTCTTCCACGTTAGATAACTCCTTTACTTTCGTTCTTGATAGCATTATAGCACCCTCGGAAGCGAGCGATAACCCTACCGGTTTAAATGATTTACTTAGCTTACTTAAAGCTTCTCCTACTTTTTCGAACGCTGTCATACCTATTAGATACGGAGTATTAACCAAAGCAACGTGTAAAAGCGTAGCTCCGTAATGTTTTCCGTTATCTTGTCGGATAAAATCCCACATAAAAGATATGCTTACATCGAATATTAAGCCTTTATCGAGCTTATCTATAGTATCGTCGTCGGCTATTTTTAGATTAGCGTAGAGACCGTCTCCGGCTACTACTTCTAGAGATTCGACTAGTCCGGTATTAACTCGAACGTCGTCGGTATGGTTTAGAGGAACAGGTACAGGAGAACCGAGAGCGTCGTCGTTAAAGTTCTTAACGATAGTTTCGCCCCAAGCTTCGTCTAGAGTCATATTCGGGTCGTCGGAGAACCAAGGATAGTCGGGATTAACCCACTGTCCGAACTTGGCTATTTGTTTTCGATAGATAGTACCTTTAAAAGTCGCTTTCTGCGTATCTTCGCTAGCGAACTGTAGAATATTACCGTATTTAATTTTCTTTGGCATATTTTTTCTCCATAGTTTTATGATAGCATATTATCTTTTAAGTAACACTAGATAGGAAGCTTTGGTCGTCTGCGTCTTTTAGACGGTCTCCGGCGGTCTTTCCGTCTATATCCGTAGCCCAAGGATTAGAAGCCGAACCGGAGTCGTTTAACTTCTCTCCCATTGTACCGGCAGAGTTAAATACCGTAGCGACGGCATTCCAAACGGCTGCGGCTAAAGCTTCCGGACTTAGTTCGGTAAACGGCGTAATATCGGCGGATAAATTAGCCTTAGCGGTAATATCGCTATCCAAAGTACCAGTACCTATTAAAGTAGCTACACAGTCGGCTAATGCTCCTAAAGCTCCGGTTAAGTCTCCGCTACCGGCTAGGTCGGCGGTCGCTTCTAGCTTACCGACTATATCTCCGGATATAGCACCCGAACCCGATAGAGTCGCTACGGCGGAAGCGATAAGTCCTAAAGCTGCGTCCGAGATAACTCCCGAACCGGCTAATAGAGCTTCGGCGTTTAATCCTCCGGCTAGATTAGAAAAGCTTATATCTCCGTCTCCGGCTAGAGAACCGTAAGACGATAGCCCTCCGGTCTTCGGAGATAATACCCACGAATACGGCGGTCTATAGCCGTTAGGAGTAGAGTTACGGTCGGTCTCTCCGTCTACCGAAGCGTCTCCGTAAAATCTACCTCGAACCGCTCCCGACTTTCCGGACTGAGCCCTAGAATCGGATACGGTAGAACCGGCGAAAGCTCGCCCTGGGTTTTTATTTAATACGGAGTAGTTGCCGAGTAGCATAGGTTTAACCCCATACGAAGTCTAAATGTCCGTAGAAAGCCGAGTTAACCGGAGTTGCGGCACCGGCGTACATTAACCAAGCTAGACAAGCTCCGTCCTGTACTTGCGGTAAACTAGGAACTTGATTTAATAAATCTCTTTCGGAAGCTACGCCGATAGTCGTCATAGGCAAGGTTAGAAGTGGCTTACAAAGTACGAGGTTTAGAACTCCGGAAGTATAAGTAGCCGAAAGGTTAAACTGTTGGACGCTTCGAATACCCTTATCGCCATTAGCGAGAGGGATAAACGGACCATACTTACCGGCTCCAGTACCGCTATAAGGTATAGAGGTTACAGGTGCGGCGGTTAACCCTGCCGGTAGAGTAGCCGGAGTAAGATTACCGGCGTTAGCGTCGGAGTCGGTATAAGTTAAGCGAATACTCGGAGTACCGGCACCCATTACCGTACTAGGAGTAAGAAAGGCTTGTACGCCCTCTCCGGTAGTATAGCGAGGTAGAGTAACGGTATTATTTAAGGCTTGGTCGCCTGTAGTCGTAACCGAGGTAATAGGATAAAAGCCGAGGAGGTCGACGAGCATTAGAACGGCTGGCATACTCGTAGCTGCCGCCGAAAAAGCCGAAGCGTTTAAGATATGCTTAGTAGCCGGAGATACGTCTCCGCCGTGTCGAATACCGTTAGCTCCGGAAGTAGTATCGGTTAAGGCTTGAAAAGCTAGGTTAGTACCAGTACCGAGAATAGTATCGGCGGACGGATTACCGGCACCTCTTAGTAACGAATACCACATACCGGCGGTCTGAGCCGTAGTAGAAAACGTATTCTTATTCCAGTCCTGACGATGAAAATTACCGTCTACGGTCATTTTATTTACTAAATCGTCTACGCTAGTGAATCCGCTCATATTTTAGTCTCCTTTTTTAATTCCATATTACCTTTATTGTACCGTGAATCGGCGTTGCGGCTAAACTTCCTTGCGGTAAACATAGCCACGATAGATAAGCGTCGTCTTTTATCTCGGGTAGAGTACCGGCTTGTAGGAGATAGTCTTTCTCGACCGGAGCGTCTATACCTCTAATTTGTGTTTGTGCTAAAGGTTTTACGAGAACTATAGTAAATAGTCCAACGTCTGCCCCATTCATAGTAACACTTTCTATAGCTCTAACGCCGGTATCTCCTTGCTGTAGCGGTATAAACGGACCAGCCG